AGATCAGAAAGGAGGTTCCGCGATGAGCAATGAAGATAATGAGTTTATGTCCAAGATTGTGTATCATTCTCGCATCTTGGAGAATATGGGTTGCACCGTTGTAGTCTTCACCCCAGAAGAGTTGCGTGGCGCGAATCCTTACCATGTTCAAGACCGTTTGATTGAACTGGGTTGGGAAGTCATTGGGGATATTGCGGAAGATATTGAGACTGAGCGATTGGTAAAACCTTCTGATGAAGATTGGAATTGGGCAATCAAATGACCAATTATCGTAAATCTGTTCTTGCTCCTAAAGAACGAGTCTTGTTCGATCCTCGCAATCGCAAGCACATGCTTGACTTTGCTAAATTTGTAAAGTATAATAGTTGGAGAAATGGATGTATGTATTACTTGGAAGACCCACATACTGATATCCCGACTATGATTCGTGCAAAAATTGCCGATGCTATTATTCTTACCTATGCGGAGAAAGTGTAATGATGTATCTACTGATTGCTATGCTTACATTTAATACTGCGCTTTTATATTATTTGTCGTGGAGTGTGATTGATTATCTGCGATGGCGCCGTTCGTGGGAAAAAGATTGGGAGAAGAATAATGTCAAAGGATGATTTTGAGGTTCTTCCTCGTGGCACGACTGACGAGTTGAAGGTTCTTCGTCAGTTCTCGAAAGAAATGATTGCCATTTCTCGTACTATGGAAAATCCAGTTGGAAAGTGGGAAGAGATGACTTCATTGGTTCGCCAACTTGAAAAGTTTTATGCCCATCATACAGAGAAATATCCTACATGATGATATATTGTGCTGCGCGTTTCAAGCCCAAGAAGAAGCGCAAGGTTAAGGGTGAAGTGGCTCGGAAGTATCGGCGCTCAGAAGCAGTTTCTGGTGTGCTGAGTATTCCGAGTCTTTCATATGGACCTCGTGTTGGTGCTGATGCGGCTCGCTCGCTGAAGTCGCTAGATACTACTATGTGCTACACTGAAAAGCGTGAGAGCCTGAAATACACAGGCACCTTGGTGAAAGGTATTGCTACAATGCATAAGAGCAATGCCGTTCCAGTTATTGATGAAGAGCAGATGAAAGATATTTCGAGAATGCGCAGAGGATAATATGAAGATCTCTATCGGTCGATATTCGAAGAAAGATGACAGGCAAAAGAAATCTATTCGCATTGATCCATGGGATACATGGAACATGGCGCATACTCTTTCTGATATCATTTACCCTATGCTCAAGCAGTTGAACAAAACGAAGCGTGGTTCACCATATACAGATGATGAAGATGTGCCTGAGCATCTTCGTTCTACCAACACAAAACCAAAGAAGAACGAATGGGATATTGATTCTAACCACCACAAGCGTTGGGATTGGGTCATGAAAGAGATGATTTGGGCATTTGGTGAACTTGCTCGAGATCGCGAACCAGATTTCTGCATCAAGAAAGGCAAACACAAGTGGGTCAAGAAGGAAGGTCAAGATTGGAGCGAGATGATCACTCTTAAAGAACCTGTCTATGATTTTGAAAAACAAAAAGCATACTATGATCGCAAAAAGAATGCTTTCCGTTTGTTTGGTAAATACTATGAGAATCTTTGGGATTAATAATGACAATCAACACGCTAGATGTTGTCTCGTTGAGAGACAACTTTAGAAATGCGCAACCATTTAATTATGTAATCATTGACGATTTTTTTACTAGTGAGACTGCCGCTGACATAGCGAGCAGTTTTCCAGCACACAATGATTCTGTGTGGACTGTTTCTTATGACAATCCAGTAGAAAAGAAAAAAGCCTGTTCGCATTGGGATAAGTTTCCCGCGCCAGTTTATTCAGCGATGTTCTATCTTTGTAGTCATGAGTTCGCTGGTATTCTGAGCCACATTACATGTAATTCTTGCATCATTCCAGACTACGGTCTTCATGGTGGCGGGATGCACTCACACAGCCGAGAAGGTAAACTGAATATCCACAAAGATTATTCGCTGCATCCTAAATTGCCGTTGATGAGAAACTACAATCTAATCATCTACATGACGCCAGATTGGGATTCATCATGGGGCGGTGGCTTAGAGTTTTGGAGTCATGACGAAGAAACTCATCAACCTAAAGAATGCATCACAAAGATAGACAACAAATATAATCGTGCGGTATTATTCGACACCACACAGAACTCTTGGCATGGGTTGCCACAAGAACTAACCTGTCCAGAAAATATCTCACGAAGAAGTTTAGCAACCTACTATCTGAATCGCATAAATAGTAGAGCGGAATCAAGAAAGCGTGCATTATATGCTCCTTATGGGGATCAAAAAAACGATCCGAGTGTTTTGGAATTTTGCAAAAAGAGAAGTGTATGAAAGTATCTGTTATAACCGCAACCACTGGTAACGCCAGACTTGCTGATTGCATTGAATCTGTTCGCAATCAAACCTATAAGAATATTGAACATGTTGTTGTCGTCGATGGTCGCAGTCGATGGGAATCAGTTAGTGAGATTCTAGATGCATTAGAATTTCCTAATAGCAGTAACGAACATGTCATTGTTCTGCCACACCCAACTGGGTTAAACCGATTCAATGGTCATCGTATCTATGGCGGGTTTAGTTTTCTAGCCAGTGGTGATTACATTGCATGGTTAGACGACGATAATGAATTCACACCAAATCATATTGAAAGTCTTGTTAGGATTACAGAAGAAAAGAACTTAGACTGGGCATACTCATTGCGTCAGATTGTTGATAGCGAAGGCAAGTTTATCTGTAATGATGATTGCGAGAACCTTGGCAAATACAAGTCTGTTATTAACGACCACTTCGTTGATGTCAATTGCTTCTTTGTTCGCCGCGAACTCGCTGTAAATATTGCTCCTGTCTGGTATAGACAGGCTCGTCCGCCACAGGGTGTAATGGAAGTTGACCGCGCATTGACAGCAGTTCTAATGCACGAGCAAAACAAATTAAAGTTTGACACCAACAACGATTATACGGTAAAATATCGAGTAGGAAGCACAGGAATATCTGTGCAAGCAGACTTCTTTATCAACGGTAACGCTGAAATGCTCAAGCGTTATGCTGGCAAACTACCCTGGAAACAATAATGCGTTTTGTCATTTGTCATGTTCGTAATGAAGAGTATCTTTTAAATTGGTGGCTACATCACCATAAAGATAAATTTGACCACGGCATTATCGTAGACTATCACTCTACTGATAGGTCAATGGATCTAGTCAAACAGATCACACCAAAGTGGCAAATTATTAAATCTGTGAACAAGGATTTCAACGCAGCCAATTGCGATATTGAAATCATGAACATTGAGCGTAGTATCCAGCAACAGTATCCATATGCTTGGATGATTACGCTGAATGTCACAGAGTTCCTTATTGGCAATACTCGAAAACTGTTGACTTCGTTTAAGTCACAAAAACCTGTTCGCGTGCAAAAACTAATTCCTTGCGATGTGATGATTGACACGGAACTGCAAAAGTTTACCGAGCCAGATCCTAATGTGTCTCTTGTAAAGCAAAGAACATTTGGTATGCCGATGGATTATAGCGAAGATACAGTCTACAATGCATATGCTGGTAGCCGCGATTTCCAAGCAATTGAAGATAATGTGATGTATGACAATCGCAAGATGCGAAGCATGCATAACTTCCCGCTAAACTATTTCGAAACATCAGTCTGGCGTGCTGGTCGGCATTACTGGGGCACACCATGTGAAGACTTCCGTATTCTGTGGTACGGATACTCACCGTTCACCGAAGATCTTATTCAGCGCAAGTTAGCAATTCAAACCCAGATTCCTGAGGCTGATAAGGCTGTTGGTAACGGTGGGCAACATCTGCTAAATAGAGATATGGCGATTGCTCGTTACGAATGGCATCGCCAGTTCGCCGTTGAATTGAAACCCATTATTGATGAATTAGAGAATAGACTATGAAAGTATTAATTACTGGCGGCTGCGGATATATCGGATCCGCAGTTCATCATTATCTAAAGCACAAGTATGCCTTTGAGACTTTAGATCTCATGTGGTTCGGGAACTTCAATAACCCAAACAACATTCAAGCAGACTTTGCTGACATGCCGAAATCTTTCTATGACCAATTTGGCGCGATTGTTCATACCGCATCGCATTCTTCTGTGCCATTATGCAAAGATATCCATGGATCCTTTGATAACAATGTCACCAAACTTCTAGAACTCACCAAGAAACTCACGCATCAGAAGTTTATCTATGCCTCTAGTTCTTGCGTTTATGTTGAATCAGATGGTCGACCAAAGGTTGAGACTGAGTTGTCTCCGCCAACTGATGGCTTGACGCTTTCGAAGACCACGATTGACAACATCATGCCGTTGCTCGATGTAGAGTATTATGGTCTGCGATTCGGTAGCGTAAACGGCTGGTCACCAAACATGCGCACTGACTTGATGATCAATTCAATGACAACTTCTGCGCTAAAGAACAAAGAAGTCAATGTGTTCAATGCACATGCTCACCGCCCCATCGTATCGACTGAAGATCTTGCTCGAGCAATCGATGCTATTTTACAGTCTGGCGATAAGCGTGGTATCTATAATGTCGCTTCGTTTAACAAAAACATTGGCGAAGTTGGTAGCGCAGTTGCAAACTGCATGGGTGTTCCATTGATCAACAAGGGAGTCAGCCCAACCTATGACTTTACAATCTCGTCTGAGAAGTTTACAAATACATTTAATTTTGAGTTTAATGCAACAGTAGAATCTGTTGTTAAGTCTATTCTTGATAAACCATACAATGATAAGTGGGGTCGTCGCGATGTCATACAAGGAAAATAATGCATGTCTAGTCTGTGGTGACGAGAATCTAGTTGATTACTTAGATCTAACAGACCAGCCACTCGCCAACTCTTACCATAAGGGCGAGGTACTCGAAAAGTATCCACTACAGATGCGGTTATGCACTAAATGCTGGCACTCGCAGTTGTCAGTTTCTGTTGAACCCGCGAAGATGTTTGAGCATTATCTCTACATCTCAGATACCAGCAAAACGCTCACGGATTACTTCGAGTGGACTACAGACTACATTCTAAGCAAGATTGAAAAGCCGAAGAATGTTCTTGAGATTGCATGTAACTCTGGTCTGCTTCTTGAGATGTTCAAGAATAAAGGTATTGAGTGTGTCGGCGTAGATCCAGCACAAAACATCAGAGCATTATCACAACTGCGTGAATTAGATGTTTATGTCGATTACTGGAACAATACTTTTGCTGATAGACTCAAGCAAGAACGCGGAAAATTCGACCTAATCATGGCATTCCATGTTCTTCCGCATGTCCAAGACCCAAATGACTTCATCGCTTCTTGCGTGAAAGTTCTTTCTGATGAAGGAACAATCTTTATCCAGACATCGCAGTGTGATATGTTCCAGAACAACGAGTTTGATGTTATCTATCATGAGCACTCGTCATACTTTACTGGGCGTTCGATTCAAAAACTTGCGCTTAATCATGGGCTGTATGTTTCGAGTATCGTGAAGACTGACATTCACAGCAAGTCTTTCTTGTTCTCGCTCACAAAGAAAAAGTGCGATGAGGCTGACCTGGCTAAACTGTTGAATCAAGAAACTCTTGAGGGCATCTACACGGTTGAAATGTATGAGAAATTCACCCGCAAGGCAGCAGAAACCAAGCAGCAACTTATTGACAATCTAACTCGTTTACGAAACGATGGATATGTTCTCATTGGTTATGGTGCAGCCGCGAAGGGTAACACGCTGCTAAATTATCTGCAGTTAGAACTGGACTTTATTATTGATGATAACTATCTGAAGTGGGATTATATGACGCCAGGAATGAATATTCCTATTCGTTCTATTGATCTGCTTCGAGAACCAATCAATAAAATTTGTTTTGTGCCACTAGCATGGAACTTCTACAAGGAGATTCGCGAGCGCGTCAAGGCAGTTCGTGATGATCCTAAAGATATGTTTATCCGTTACTTTCCAGAATACTTGGAAGATAAAAATGTTTAAGGTGGTCACAGATTATCCACTGGCTGTTGAATCAGACGACCATAAACACCCAGAAGGAATCTACCACGATAATAATTTGAATCTGGGATTCGTAGAATCGTTAGAAGATTATTTTGATGATAAAGATATAAAACAGATTAATTTCATGGACTTGGGCTGCGCGGGCGGCGAATTAGTTTGCCATCTACATAAAAAGGGGCATCTGGCTGTAGGTCTTGAGGGTTCAGACCATTGTTTGAATATTAGACAAGAGATGGTCGAGGAAGTCGGGATGATGCCAGCAGGTCATAAAAATTGGCAAGAATTTGGAAATAAAATCCTTTTTACATGCGATGTAACTAAGAAGTACCAGGTATTGCTAAATGATGTGCCTTTTAAATTCGACATTATTACTTGCTGGGATGTGATAGAACATTTCAACGACGAAGATCTGGATACTTATTTTAATCTTGTGAACAACCACCTCAAAGATGGTGGTCTATTTGTTTCCAGTATACACATGGGCGAGTCAAAAAGAAACACAAATTCTAAAAACACGCCAGAGGAATTAAACTATCATAAATGTATTCATGGTAAAGACTGGTGGACCAACAAACTGTCAGAGCATTTTAAACTGATAGATTTTCCGTTTAATGAGTCTAACAGAGGGCATCCTGCTCATCATCAAGACTTATTTGCTTGCGTGAAGAAATGATTGTAGCCTCTTGCCCTCTGCGCATTTCTCTTGTAGGTGGGTCTACAGACCACCCACACTTTATTGATAAGTATGGTCGTGGTGCAGTAATTAGTTTTCCCTCTTCGCTTCGCACTTATATCACCATTCACCAAGATGTGTTTGGCATCAACACTATTGATGAGAATTACAATATAAGTTATTCGAAAAGAGAAACTGTCAAAAGCATTGCAGATATCCAGAACGAGATGGTTCGCCATTGCTTTGAGTATCTAAATGTAGATAAGATTAACTGTAGTCTTGTGTCAGATATCTACTCGGTTGGTTCGGGATTAGCGGCATCGTCTTCTTATCTACAAGCCTTGATTAAAGCAGTATATGTTTGGCGCGGTGAGAACATCACAGAATTCGAAGTCTGTAAGATTGCTGAGACGATTGAGCGCAAATTTAATCCTCTAGTTGGTCAGCAAGATTTCTACGGCAGTATGGGTGGGCTAAAGCGCATCAATTTCTTTAAGAACGCAGACCCAGAAATCAAATATCTGAACACTAGAATCTTTAGTGAGATGGATATCCATCTACTATATACAGGTGTGCTTCGAAACTCGACCAAGGTTCTTGAGAGTTTAGACATTGATAAATCTGTTCCTTTGTTCAAGGATGTAGAAAACCTCGAGAAAGCAATTAATCGTTGCGACATAGGATGGTTCAATTCTGTGATGCAAGACTCTTGGGAAAAGAAGAAGCAACTCAGCCCATTGATATGCGAGAATGAGATTTTAGTTGACTTGGATAATAGATTACGGTATGATGATAGAGTCTTATCGCATAAACTATGTGGTGCTGGCAATGGCGGCTACTTTTTGATGTTCTCTCATAAAAATTCTTGCCTTGAAAAAGAATATGAGCGTTGTCATAAAATTAGCATTTCTGAAACTGGATTGAAATTTATAAACTTAACAAATGAATTTACAAGAACTTAAAAATTGTATAGACGCAATCGACCCAATCGATCTTGAGCATCTTAAGACTGTTATTCGTGACAATGACCACATTATCCTTTTGGGTAATGGTGGCAGTAATGCAATTACGGGTCATATTGCTCAAGACTATACCAAAGTACTCGGCAAACAAGCAATTTGTTTCTGTGACTCTTCGCGCCTGACATGCTATGCCAATGACTATGGATGGGAGCATGCGTACACGAAGTTTCTAAAACATTTTGTTCAGCCAAAGTCTCTGGTCATTCTCATCTCCTCGTCTGGCAACTCGCAAAATATTCTAAATGCTGCTGAGTTTTGCGCTGGTAAATATCCGATGGTGACATTGTCTGGATTTGATCCTAACAATAAACTGCGCGCAGAATATCAACATGATTCTGAGTTGCACTTCTATGTACCTAGCAGAGATTATGGCATTGTTGAATGCGTCCACGGAATTATCCTGCACTCTGTTATATGATTTTCGGAAAATATACCGAGTTAAAGAAACAGGGTCTTAAGGTTGGGATCACATTTTCGCAGTTTGACCTTTTGCATGCTGGTCATGTGGCTATGCTTGCTGAAGCCAAACAACACTGCGATTATCTAATCTGTGGATTACAGAACAATGCCAACGCAGATCGCCCAGAGAAAAATCCTCCAATCCAATCTATTGTAGAACGACAGATTGCTCTGAGTGCTGTTCGTTTTGTAGATGAGATTATTGTCTACAACACCGAAAAAGATGTAGAAGATATTCTACTCACATTGCCAGTCGATGTTCGCATTCTTGGTGTAGAGTATATGGAGAAGGAGTTTACTGGTCGCGCAATCTGTGAGAAGCGTGGAATTCAACTGGTCTTTAATAGTAGAGACCACAGTTTCAGTTCCAGCAGTTTACGCAAAAGAGTCCACGAAGCCGAAAGGGAACGCACATGAAAGCCTGTATCGCATCATACTTTATGCCGAATATCGACCCAAAAACTGTAGAACTACAGAGAAAGGTTGTTGAAAAGTTTAATCCACTTAAACTACAGCATCTTGTTATTAAGGGTGAGATTCCTCACGGCATGTTTATGGATTATGTCTGGTCATTAAATGGACAGTCTGTATCCACTCTAAAAATTGAGAAGCAACTAGACTTTGATGCTGTGCTATTTCTTGATATCGATTGTCTACCAGTTAGCGCAAACGCAATTGAGTTTTATCTGACAAAGGCACTAGAAGGTAAATTGATTGGTAATGCGCAACGGTCTGGGCATATTCAAAACAACAATCATCTATTCGCGGCGCCATCTGCTCTTGCTTTGAGCGCAGCCAATTTTGACAAAATTGGTCGACCATCGGCAATGGAAACTTCTCGTGGTGATGTTGCAGAAGAATACACTTATGCCGCTGAAGCGAATAAAATTGCAGTTGACTTTGTGCCTCCAGTCAGGTATGATAGAGATGTATACCGATATGATTGGGAACAAGACCGTAGACCATATTGGACATTAGAAAATGAATTACCGAATTATGGTCTTGGAACGACCTACGGCGATTCGGTGATGGGAGATCTATTCTGGCACAACTTCCAGATCAGAGTAGATGGTCAACAAGAACAGTTCTGGAAAAAGTGTGAGGAATTATTAAATGGCTAATCGCAGTGATTTTTTTGATGCTAAACTTCCGCGCCAATTTAAGCGTATGTTAGCAATGGCTGAGGCTAATGGCTGGTTGAAGGATTCGCATGAGCGTGGTGAATTAAAGCGTGGGTTTATCAACGCACACGCTAAACATGTTGGATTTAAAATTAAGCGCCAATCTATGGAAACTACCAGCAGCGAAGAATGATGCATTCGCTCAAGGAACTATATGACTTGATGGCTTCTAAAGAAATAGAAGTCAAAGAGTTTGCGGGCTGGTATCTTAAAGTTGGTAAAGATACTTGGACTATGGTGCATGACATTTTTTATAGAAATGGATCACCACAAAGTCTAAAAGAAAAAGGTCTATTTGACAATTACAAAAGGAAGAAACAAAATGTCGAACATCAAAGCACTCAAACTCGTAAATGGCGAGGAATTAATTGTAGAAATCGAAGAGAATCTTGAGACTGCTTCTACAATCACATTCACTAATCCAGTTGCTTGCGTTCTTCAGCGCGGCAAAGATGGCGCACCTGTTCTTGGCTTTATGCCATGGATGCAAGCAAGCAATCCTCCATTCACAATCAGCAAGAATCATATTCTTGTCATGTCAGAAGTTGCTGATGAAGTGAGAAACGGGTATAATCAGATATTCGGCACAGGAATTGTTGTGCCTCCCAAGCAATTAATCACGGGATAATATGTCCGACTTCTACACTAATATCTCCGTCTCTGGGAAGTATATACTTTTCAGAGGCGTGGAGAATGACAAGCGTGTTCGTCGTAAAATCGAATATCGCCCAACATTTCACCTTCTTAGCCAAGAGCAAACTAATGTAAAGACTCTGAGCGGTGAGTCTGTTAAACCAATCCAACCAGGAACTATTCCTGATTGTCGTGAATTTCTAGAGAGGTATGAGAGTGTCGATAATTTCCCTATTTTTGGCAATAATCGTTTTGAGTATGCTTATATTGCCGATACTTATCCTGACGATATTCTGTGGGATGTTAATAAAATTAGCATCGCTTATATTGACATCGAAGTCGGATCTGAAAATGGATTCCCAGAACCTAATGACGCCAACGAGTCAATCACAGCCATCACTATTAAACTCAAGGGTAATTATTTTGTGTTTGGTTGCGGTGATTATGTCAAGCATCGTGACGATGTGCACTATGCGCACTGCCGAGATGAATCAGATCTACTACGAAGATTCATCGACTTCTGGTGTAGATTCCACCCCGATGTAGTTACTGGTTGGAATATCGAGTTCTTTGATATTCCATATCTGATCAATCGCATCACCAAACTCTTTGGTGAAGATGAAGCCAAGAAATTATCACCTTGGAATAAACTGCGCCCATACAAAACTGTTAAGTTTAACAGAGAATTAAACTCTTACAGCATCGATGGTGTGGCTGTTCTTGATTACATTGAACTGTATCGAAAGTTTACATACTCCCAGCAAGAGTCTTATCGACTAGACCACATTGCGCATATTGAGGTTGGAGAAAAGAAAGTCGATTATTCTCAGTTTGAAAGCCTACATCAACTTTACAAACACGACTATCAGAAGTTTATTGAGTACAATATCAAGGATGTTGAACTAGTCGAAAAACTTGAAGACAAGATGAAACTTCTTGAGTTGGCGTTGACTCTTGCTTACGACAACAAAGTTAATTACGAAGATGTGTTCACTCAGGTTCGCATGTGGGACGCAATCGTCTACAACTATCTCAAGAAGAAAAATATTGTTATTCCTCAAATGAAACGAGGAGAAAAGAAGTCTGCCTATGAAGGCGCATATGTGAAAGATCCTATTCTTGGTATGCACCAGTGGGTTGCTTCATTTGACTTAAACAGTCTGTATCCGCATTTGATTATGCAGTATAACATCTCGATGGAAACTCTTCTAGAGCCAGCGAAGTATACGGATGAGATGAAGCAGTTTATTGCCACCAAGAAAATTAATGTTGATACGCTCTTGAGTCAGCAGATAGACACCAGAGAACTAAAAGACTTTAATGTTGGGATTACACCAAACGGTCAGATGTTCAGTAACAAAGAGCAGGGTGTGATGCCCGAGATTATGGACACGATGTACAAAGACCGTACTCGTTACAAAAAACTTGCCATTGAAGCCAAGAAAAAAATAGAAACCGTTCTTGAAGATAAGAATCAAGTTGAGTATCTTGAGAAGCAAGTTGCTCGATACAACAATCTGCAGTTGGCAAAGAAAGTCACTCTAAATTCTGCTTACGGTGCGCTGGGCAATCAATACTTCCGCTTCTTTGATATTCGTATCGCCGAGGGCATTACTACAGCGGGTCAGTTGTCCATTCGTTGGATTGAGCAGAAGATTAACAAGTATATGAATTTGCTGTTGAAGTCTGGTAATGAGGATTATGTCATTGCTTCTGACACTGATTCGATTTATCTGAATATGGGTCCGCTGATTGAGAAACTTTATAATGACACTTCTGACACAAAGAAGGTCATCAAGTTTATGAATAAAGTTTGCGAAGAAAAGATCCAGCCGCATATTGATGCTTCGTATCAAGAACTAGCAGATTATGTCAATGCGCATTCACAGCGTATGGAAATGAAGCGTGAGTCTTTGGCTGACAAAGCCATCTGGGTCGCTAAGAAGAATTATATTCTGAATGTCTATGACAGCGAAGGTGTTGCGTACGCAAAACCAAAACTGAAGATGATGGGTATTTCTGCGATTAGATCTTCAACTCCTTCCGCCTGTCGCGTTAAGATTAAGGAAGCAATCGACATCATCATCAATAAATCGCAGGATGACTTGCATGTGTTTATTGAGAAGTTTCGCAAGGAGTTTAAGACGCTGCCTATTGAAGATATTGCGTTTCCTCGTAGCGTGAATGGTCTAAAGGAATATTCAGATGAGAACAACATCTATCTGAAAGGCACACCGATTCATGTGAAGGGTGCACTAGTTTATAATCACTTGCTGAAGAAGATGAACCTGACTAAACGATACCAGTTAATCAAAGAAGGCGAGAAGATTAAGTTTATCTATCTCAAACAACCTAATCCGTACAATAACAATACTCTTGCATTTTTATCTGGTTTGCCGAAACAGTTAGAGGCTGAGCAGTACATTGATTATGATCTTCAGTTCGAGAAGTCATTTCTTGAGCCTTTGGATATCATTCTTTCTACGATAAATTGGCACACTGAAAAAATCGACACACTAGATTGCTTTTTCGTGTAAAATACTATACAATACATATATCGTCAACAAGGAGACCGCTAATGAGCCTGTTAGATAAACTCAAGAAAAATACAACTATCAAGGATACTGCTATTCTTGCGAAGTCAATCTTCTTTGAAGAAAAGGATATGGTGCAGACCAGCATTCCTGCTGTTAACATTGCCCTTTCTGGTTCAATTGACGGTGGTTTTACTCCTGGTCTCACAATGTGGGCTGGTCCGTCAAAGCACTTCAAGACTGCGTTCAGTTTGATTATGGCGAAAGCCTATCAGGACAAGTATCCTGATGCTGTTGTTCTTTTCTATGACTCCGAGTTTGGTACTCCGCAGTCTTACTTCCAAAACTTCGGGATTGATAAAGAGCGCGTGATTCACACTCCAATCACCGATGTCGAGCAACTGAAGTTTGATATCATGGCTCAGTTGAGTCAGATCGAGCGTGGCGAGCGCGTCATGATTCTCATTGATTCGATTGGTAATCTTGCTTCGAAGAAAGAAGTCGAGGATGCTCTTGACCAAAAGTCTGTTGGTGATATGACTCGAGCGAAGCAGATTAAGTCGCTGTTCCGTATGGTCACGCCGCATCTCACGATGAAGGATATCCCGATGGTTGTTGTCAACCACACCTATATGGAAATCGGCATGTTTCCTAAAGCGATCGTTGGTGGTGGCACAGGCTCATACTATTCTGCAGATAACATCTTTATCCTTGGTCGTCAACAAGAAAAGGATGGCGCAGATTTAATTGGATACAACTATATCATCAATGTCGAAAAGTCTCGTTATGTTCGCGAGAAGTCGAAAGTTCCTGTGACTGTTCGATTTGATGGCGGTATCTCAAAGTACAGCGGTCTCCTAGAGATGGCTCTAGAATCTGGTCATGTAACCAAGCCGAAGAATGGCTGGTACGCAAAGGTCAACACCCAAACTGGTGAAGTTGAAGGTAAGAACTGGCGTGAATCCGAGACCGAGTGCGAAGAGTTCTGGGATTCTATTCTCGGAAATGTGACATTCAAGGATTGGATTCGTGAAAACTACTCCTTCGGTTCGGCTGTAACTGCACCCGAGGACGAAGATGTTTAACGAACTACTAGCGAAAATCCAGTTCTGGAGAGCGAAGAACTTAAAGTTAGGCGAAGATTATGACTTCTTTTTAGATCTTTCTAATCACGAAGCACTTGCAATTAAAATCTTGAAGAAGTATCCTGGAGTCATCATTGAGTATACAAATATTCATATGTCTACCGATACAAATATGTCGTATGATTTGACTGTAATTGCAAATCCAAATCTTCACGATACTAATTCCAAGAAGTTTCAAGACTTTACTATGAAGATATTTCGTAGTATACTTCTAGGGTCCATTGAACATATTGAAAAGGATAAGAATGAAAACCGAAACACTGATACTGTCGAATCTGATTCGGAACGAAGCATTCATGAGGAAGTCGTTGCCGTTTCTGAAGAGCGAGTATCTGACCGAAAGCCACGAAAGAAAACTGTTCGAAGAAACAAAACAGTTCGTTCTGAAGTACAACAGTCTACCTCCGATAGCAGCGATTGAGATTGCTCTTAAAGAGTCAACCAAACTCACTGAAGTTGAATTAAATAAGTCACTTGAACTGCTAAAGGAGATAGCGGGTGACAAATCAGAACAACAACTGGGCTGGCTACTTGATACAACGGAAAAATTCTGTCAAGAAAAGGCGATTTACAATGCCATCATGGATTCCATTCAGATCTTGGATAACAAAGATCCAAACAGGGGCAAAGGAAGTATTCCTACTCTGCTTTCTGATGCTTTGGGGGTTAGTTTCGATCCTCACATTGGTCATGACTTTTTGGATAATTACGCTGATCGGTATGATTTCTATCATCGTATCGAGAAAAGAATCCCATTTGATCTTGAATACTTCAACAAAATCACTAAAGGCGGACTTCCGCAGAAAACCCTCAATATTGCTCTTGCAGGTACTGGTGTCGGTAAGTCTCTTTTCATGTGTCATGTGGCTGCTTCTTGCCTGACACAGAACTATAATGTTCTTTATATCACGCTAGAAATGGCTGAAGAAAAGATTGCAGAAAGAATCGATGCTAATCTGATGAATGTATCCATGGACGATCTCATGAACATGCCGAAAGACATGTATGAGAAGCGCATGGGTAAACTCAAGGAAAAGGTCAAGGGCAAATTAATCATTAAGGAATATCCTACTGCCTCTGCCAACCCTGCTCACTTCCGCGCATTGCTGAATGACTTGGCTTTGAAGAAGAACTTTAAGCCAGACATTATCTTCGTTGACTATCTAAATATCTGTGCGTCTGCAAGAATTAAAGCTGGCGCGAATGTAAACAGTTATACTTACATCAAGGCAATCGCTGAAGAACTGCGTGGTCTTGCAGTAGAAAATAATGTTCCGATTGTCTCTGCTACTCAGACGACTCGATCTGGATTCAGTAACTCAGATCCTGGACTTGAAGATACTTCTGAATCGTTTGGTTTGCCAGCCACTGCTGACTTCATGTTTGCGTTGGTGAGCACTGAAGAACTACAGCAATTGAATCAACTGCTTGTGAAACAGTTGAAGAATCGCTATAACGATCCTAACCTCCACAAGCGATTTACTATTGGAGTTGATAGAGCCAAGATGAAACTGTATGACCTTGAGCAGAAAGCCCAAGATGCTGTGATGCAGGAAACTGAGCAGAAACCGAAATTTGGTTCTAAGAATGACAAATTCAAGAATCTAAAGGTATGAAGTTAGATAAGATAGAAAAGAAAGTAAACAAACTCATCCCGTCATGGGTGGGTCAAAAACATATTCCTTCTATCATTCGGCAATTGAACAACACCTTCTCGAAGTCTATAATCTACTTTTCTTCCGAAAGGTATACAGATAAATTCTACAAAGACCACTCGGTGATAGTTTCTGGGCAGTACTGTCCTAGGATTCTGTCTGCGATTCCCGAGAACATTCAGATAATCTTGGCATTTCCGAAAGAATCTAAGAAAGCAATCATAAGCACAAAGTGCGCTAATAATCTTGCGATTAAAATTATTCGTGCAATACACCATGAGTATCGCCACAAGCATCAACAGCGTGGGCGCGGGTATGTGTACACGAAGCAGTACAATACAAAGAAAGGCGAGAAAGACAGATTACGATTACACTATTATGGTAATCCTGATGAGATTGATGCCCATGCTTATGAAACCCAGGCTGAGAAACTAGATATAAATAGATTACGGATTGCTCACAGAATAGACTGGCGTGAGTCGGAAGCAGTGTTCATGTATCGTAAACACTTCCGTAAAAGAGATCCTAAGATCTGGCAAAGGTTTTTGAAAAAGGTTTATAAGAACAATGGCAGCCACAATAGCAAAAAAAGCATTGACACCAACAGGACTAGGATTTAATAGCGTTTCTCAGTACACAGCGCAGAAAATGTACAGTGACGCTACACAAAAAATACAAAAGTTAAAAGTAACACCAGCAGTCAAAGAGGCATGCCTTAATATCCTTAATTTTTCTATGAAGGGAAAAGAATCTTTCCCTAAAATGTTTAAAGGGGTTTCTACAGAAGATATTGGAATTATTACTAGCGACTTCGGCGAAATTTCTGGATCAATTTATTTGATGAAGAAATTTCCACAAAAATACAAAGCAGTTCGATTCCCATCAGCAAATGAAAAATTGATAGATTTTATCTTGGTTGCACCAGATGGATCCGAAGAAAAGTTTTCATCAAAGGCTGGGCAAGGTGGTAAACCGTCGATTACTTCAGTTATGCCGATTATCGAACAAAAAATGAAAGGCGGCAAACTTAATAGCAGATTTAAAAAAGCCGCAAAAGTTTTATCAATTTTATCTTCTGACGAAAAGGATGCGTTATATTGGGGACCATTAAAGGCTGCGCAATTCCTAGATACACCAGGATATGATGGTTTGATGAAAACATTAAAAAAATTGAAAGTCGGTGGTGTTGATGTTGCTAAACCACCAGTTTCAATGCAACTAGATGAGGCAGTTGGTAACGCTGGCTCATTTAAAAATTGTATGGTGCAATTTAAAGATTTTTTTGCTGCGTCAAAATATACTGAAATAAATTTAGAAGTCACGAAACGATTGATTGAGAACCCAAGACCTGGTAAAGAAAAGAGATGGGGAATATTACACTATCCTATAACAGCAGAATTGATTAGATGGCTAAACGACGATAAGAATAATGCTAAAGAATTACTCACCATGGCAGCGAAAGAGTTATCGGTGACGCAGATATATATGGATGTATATGCGAATGAAGTGAAGTATACAGTTAAGGAATTTAAAGAGGCAACTTTTAAATTTGGTTCACCGAGTAGTGCACCTAGACCGACAAATAATAGAATCGGTTTTACTATGAAAAAATGAGGCTTTATGACTACATTTGTAACTGGTGGTTTGGGATTTATTGGTTCTAACTTTGTTATCTCTCATCTGAAGCGATATCCTTCAGACGAGATTATTGTGCTGGATAATTTTTCTTATTCAGCAGACATCAATAACCTCAAGGATGTCATCTCCGATTGGAGACTGACCATCAAAAATGTCGACATCTGCGACATGGAAAAACTTGAGGAAATGTATGCAACTTTCACTCCTGAGGTGACCTTCCATTTTGCGGCTGAGTCTCATGTTGATAATTCTATTAACAGTGACGATGCCTTTCTTAGCACCAATATTAACGGCACTCATAACATCCTGAAGTGCATCAAGAAATATGGAGGCAAGTTAGTCCATGTTTCTACTGATGAGGTCTTTGGTTCTTTATCTCATGACGATCCTCCGTTTAATGAGAACACACCATACGATCCTCGCAATCCATACTCGGCGACCAAAGCAGCCAGCGACCATCTAGTTCGCGCTTATGTGAACACGCACAAGATTGATGCAGTTGTTACCAATTGTTCTAACAACTATGGTCCTCGGCAGAATCAGGAAAAATTTATTCCGACAGTAATTCGTCATATTCAAAACAACACACCAGTGCCAGTCTATGGTAAAGGTCTGAATATTCGTGACTGGTTGTTTGTTGAAGACCACTGTGATGCACTATTAACTATCGGTGAAAACTTTAAGTCTGGCGAGCGATACAATATCGGCGGGGGATTTGAAGCGACCAATATTGAGATGGTCAGTATGATTTTAGATATTATGGGTAAGAACATGTTGCAGACTTGGATTAATTTTGTGTCTGACCGAAAGGGACATGATTTGCGTTATTCAATGGATTCAGGTAAAATACTCAAAGAGTTAGGGTGGAGAGCCAAGACGCCGATTGCTCTTGGGCTAGAAAAAACTTTGGAGTGGTACTCATGAGAAAAGGAATTATTCTTGCTGGCGGATTAGGTACTCGCCTATATCCATGCACGGCTGTCTTATCAAAGCAGTTATTGCCAGTTTATGATAAACCAATGATCTACTATCCATTGTCGACATTGATGATGGCTGGAATCAGAGATATCATGATCATCACCAGCCCAGAGGATAATGCTCAGTTTCAGCGGCTGCTTGGTGATGGCTCACAGTGGGGATTAATCATCTCTTATGCAGTCCAGCCAGAACCAAAAGGTATCGCTGAATGTTTCCGTATTGCTGAGAAGTGGATTGGTCATCATGATGTTGCTCTAATTCTTGGCGATAATATCTTTTATGGTAACGATCTCATTAACCGATTCAGTTACGCTAATTGGTCGAGTGCTGGCTGCACACTCTTCGCGTATCATGTACATGACCCCGAAAGATTCGGTGTGATTGAGTTCAACGATAACGGCGATCCGATTGATGTGCACGAAAAACCACAATCTCCGCCGAGCAACTATGCGGTGACTGGTCTGTATTTCTACGACAACAAGGTCATTGACTACTCGTATCAGATTAAGCCATCTGCTCGTGGTGAGTTAGAAATTACTGACATCAACAAGATCTACATGCAGAATCATGACTGCAAGGTTGAGATCTTGAACCGTGGTGTTGCGTGGATTGATACTGGAACATTTGAGGCATTATCAGAAGCCTCTGTATTTGTTGGTTCGGTTCAGCGTAGAACTGGAACAATGATTGCATGCCCAGAAGAGATTGCCTACAAGAACGCTTGGGTCACACAAAAACAGGTTGAAGAACAGGCTGATAAGTATGCCAAGTCGGATTATGGTAAGTATTTGTATAGAATTTTACACACGAGGATCTAATTATGCATTTTCTAGTAGTCGGTAGAGGTTGGACAGGTAAAAAGGTATTCAAGGAATTGCTCAGTCGTGGGCATGTGGTGACATTTTGCTCCCACAGAGATGTCTTTGAAACTATTGAAAACAATAAGTTTGATTGGGTCGTGAACTGCGCTGGCAAAACAGGAAGCCCGAATGTTGACGCTTGTGAGTTTGACAAGCAGGGAACTATTGAAGCCAATGCAATTTTCCCAGCATTGCTTGCAGAGGCATGCAGCAAGTCATGGCGCACTCGTCTGGCTCACTTCTCAAGCGGCTGTATCTACTCGGGTGATATCTACGATGTCGATGCTGCGCCGAACTATTTCGGTAGCATCTACTCAGTATCCAAGGGTGTGTCAGATGTCTATCTTGGCGATAAGGCGCAGGTTTATCGTATCCGTATGCCATTTACTGGCGTCAATGAGCCCAAGAACTATCTCACAAAGGTCTATAACTATGCCAAGACTGGTAAGTTAATCGATGCTGGCGAGAACTCTTTGACTGACCTAGACGAAGCAGTGGAAGTTGCCTGCACCCTGATGGAACAAGAGGAGCCAAACGGCTACTTTAATCTTGTCAACAAAGGCTCTGTGAACATGCATGAACTTGCAGAAGTCATGGGTCTCAGCCCCACATGGTTCACTGCAGAAGAGTTTAAGGCTGCTACTGCCGCCGGAAGGTCTACCTGCACGATCCCTGCCCACGAGAACATGTCTAATCTTGAAGGTGCTCTAGTACAAGCAATCGCCAATATGAAGAAATAAAATTACTAAATAGAAGGTAATCCCACAGTGTGGAGAGATAATGTTTGGGTTCAGACAATTTATTCCATTAAACGAGCAAAAGAAACCAGTTCGCGGAATACAACACCTACCCCATCCTGCTGAATCAGCGTTTGCAACTCGTCGTGGTGCAGTTGGTTCGGCTCTCTCCAAGATTCAAGGTGTCATCAGCGGTCGTACTCCGATCACTCGTAAGATCGACGACCGCATGTCCTTCCAAGCCATTCGCACACCAGAAGGCAAGGTCGGTGTAAAGTATAAGGGTGCTGGTGCAGCCTATAACTTCTCTGCCGAGGACATAAAGAAACAGCACAGCGCAAAGCCATATATCGCTGGACCACTCATGAATATCCACAAGCATATTCATAAAGTGCTTCCAAAAGGTGCAGGTGAATATCAGGGTGGTTATCTCAGTTCTCTTGAAGACCGCACCGAAGAAGATGGCAATATCGGTCACAAACCAAATACTATCCGTTACTCTGTAGACAAGAAATCTGCAGAAGGAAAAAAACTTGCAAAGGCTCCATTGAGCATTGCGCTTCACTCACGCATTGCTGCTGATGGCAGCACATCCCCAATCGGTGAAGGCGAGTTGCAAGAACACCCAGATGTCCATCTGATGAGTCATCTCGTTTCTGGTGAAGAAAGAAAACTATCTCCAGACGCAAAAAGAAAAGCGATGGAGCATATTGCTGCAGCCAAGAAACTGTCGCAAAAACATTCTAATAAACACCACGAAGGTCATGAAGAGACTTTATTGCGTTATGCAAACTCAACCGTTGATACTGGTGAGAAGCCAAACGCAAAGGGCTATACCAAGTTCCTAGAAAAGCATCACCAGAAAAGAATCGATTCTGTAAAAACAGAAAAGGCTAAGAATCAAAAAGCAGAAGAGATGCGTGCGGCGATCAATCATGTAAATGATAATCTGGATAAGTTTGATAAAACTTTTGATATTCACCATCATATTCAAAAGGCTGGATACACAATTGCTGATGCCCTATCCAAAACAGCCAGTGGTGGGTATTCTCATAAAATCGATGGAGAAGAAGCCGCTGGTGAAGGATTCGTTTCTGGTGGAATGAAATTCGTTCCTAGAAAATTTACTGAAGCAAACCGCAAGCGTTCAGCAACATTTAAAGCGCAGAAGAGCGTGATATGAGTAAAGCAACATTTACTTTTGGTCGCTTCAATCCTCCGACTGAGGCTGGACACGGAAAACTTGTTTCTGCAGTTCAAGCACATGCAGAAAAGAGCAGCGGTAAGCATTATATTTTCCCGTCGCATTCTCAGGACTCCAAAAAGAACCCATTGAGCCATGGTGATAAAGTTGGTGCATTGAATCGACTATTTCCAACTGCTAATGTTGTTTCTCGAGGTAAAGTACGCACTGCAATTGATGCAATGAAACACCTAGAAAAGCAAGGGCACACTCATGTCACTATGGTAGTTGGTTCAGATCGTGTTGATGACTTCCATTCTCTGCTTAATAAATATAGAACTAAAGAATATCCAGGCATCAAAAAAGTTAATGTTGTTTCAGCAGGACAGCGAGATCCAGACGCAGAAGGGGCAGAAGGAATGTCTGCTTCTAAACTTCGCGGATTAGTTGCTGCTGGAAAAAAAGACGAATTCGTTTCACACTATAGCGACAAAAAACTTGGCGCACATATATATGACAAGGTTAAAGAAGCAATGAACGAAAATACAACAACTCCTATTGGCGTTTTCTTGATCGGTGGTCCAGGCAGCGGAAAAGACTATGTTCTTAAGAACATCTTTTCACGCTTCGACCTCGTAGAAGTTCAACTAGACCAGATCCTTAACGGAAAGGCAGCAGAGTTAGTTGAATCTAATCAGAACATTGTTATTAACGGTAGCATGGATGCTGAGAAAATAGAGTTAGTCAAGAATATTCTTGAAGGCTACACATTCGATACAGTGTATGTTTCTGTGTCCAATAAAGTCAGCCGCGCTCGTAACGAGGAAAGACAAGATCCATTACTAGAAAACAAGCGTTTGGAGAAGTGGTATCGTGCTGAGAAACTTGCAGAAGGATTAGATTGTTTTGTATTCAACAATTCAATTAATCTACATGAGTCCAGCCAAATGGAACAGATTATGTTTGGCGGTCAAATCGAAAGTTTGCTAGAACGACTTGTTTCTCTTGGTCTGGTTCTATCTGAGAAAAAAGTAGTTCCGAAAGACAAAGCATCAGGTCTACCAAAGAAGTATGTTGCGGGTCTATCAGCATCAACTGCTAAAGCAAGGGCTGCTCATTGGAAAGAAAAAGCAAAACTTTCAGACAGCGATCCTCGTGCATACGAGCCAGCACCTGGTGATGCAACTGCTAAAACAAAACCAAGCAAGTACACACTTAAAGTCCGTAAGATGATGGACGAAGCAGAACTCAAGAAGATTCGCCGAGTGCCTCGTAGCGGCAACATCACGGCTGTCATGAATAAGAGAAAGGAAACGGGTCGTGTTTCTGAAGAAACAATTGACGAAGGCGCATCAGACAAATCGCTCAGCGCAAAGGCAGCAAAGTCTGGCATCTCAGTATCCACGCTCCGTAAGGTATATCGCCGTGGCGTAGCAGCATGGAACTCTGGTCACCGTCCAGGAACGACACCATCACAGTGGGGTCATGCTCGTGTAAATTCATACATCAGTAAAGGTAAAGGCACTTACCACGGCGCAGACAAAGACCTGCGCGAAAATGTTGATGATATGTTTGAGAATGAATTGCTACAGTGCTGCCCAGATATGGATGAGGCTGTAGATGTAACTCCAACTCTTGATACTGCGAACAAGAAAAAGAAGTCACAGATAGTTCCACCTAGAAGTCGCGACGCTGCCCTAGACGGCATGCCTGTTGTTACAACTGGTGCCTATGCTCGTGAAGAAACCGAACTAGATGAAGTTAGTTGCGGCTCATCCCGTCCAGCAAAAAAATTAACGGCATTTTTAAAAACACCTCGCAAACTTTCACCATCAGCAAGTTTACAAGAAGCCGTTGAGTATCATCTAGAAAACAAGATCTCGTTTACTGAAAACATTTTCCGTCCAGGCTCAGAGATGTTCTTTGAGATGCTCTCTGAGGCGAAGCGTCTTTATGCTGAAGGCAAGTATACGCCAACTGATGAATATGAATTGGATATGCTCAATTCAGATATCGGTGAGATTGCTGAGTTCGAAGGTCAGACAGTTGTTCTTGACTATCCAATCGAAGAAGGTCTAGAAGAAGCATGCTGGACTGGTTACACACAAAAGGGATTGAAAAAGAAAGGTGACAAGATGGTCCCTAACTGTGTCCCTGTGAACGAAGAAGATAAGACCGACGGCAAGGGTATTGGCAAACCATGGCGCGAAGGCGGTGGTGGTGCTGTCTATGTTCGCAGCGGCGACGGTGGCGTGAAAAAGGTTCGTTTCAGTCAGTCTGGAATGAAGAAGAAGTTTATGGACCCAGCAGCAACTCGCAGTTTTGTTGCTCGTCATCATTGTTTGACCAACAAAGATAAGACTAGCGCATCCTACTGGGCATGCCGTTATCCAAGATTTTTCAGCAATTCAGGTAAAACATGGTGGTAAAAGACAAACCATACGAAGACCAAGAACTAAATAATTGGTCGTTTATAAGAATCTTCAAACACGATGTGTTGAACGAGGAACTGGTTTGGCATCGTGATAAAAATGGCAGATTTATAGAGATTTTGGAAGGTGATGGCTGGGAAATCCAGTTCGATGATAAACTTCCAAATAAGTTACAAAAAGGTGATAGGTTTTTTATTCCTGCTAAAACCTATCATAGAATAAAACGCGGGAATACAGATCTAAAGATAAGGGTCGAGGAACTATAAAATGGCAGTAAAGATTCCAGCACTATTGCACAAGATGTCGCAGTCAGCCCAAAAGGCATGGTACAAGAAAAATAACATGGAAATGCCGTCTACCAGTGTTCAAACTGGAGGCAAATCTGCTGCTGCAGCAAAACGAGTCAAAGTTGCTCCAAGAAAGGCGTCAGAAGTGAAGCCAGACTCTGTCAGAGCAATTAATGCTGCTCGCCAGGCAGCGTATATGGCAAAGGGCGGTCGTGCGCCAATCGGTGCTGCTGGTTCTGGTGGCTCAAGTGTTATGGCTGGTTCGAACATGTCAACGGCAAAGGGAATTGTTGCTGGAATCAAGGCAGGATTTAATCCAAAGGTTTCTTTAAGCCCGTATGAAGGAATGACTGCTAAAGAAAAGAAAGCAATGAAGAAAGAAGAAGTCGAGCAAGTGGATGAAGGCTCAAAGCGCATGAGTGCAGCCGTCAAATTGCAACGCGCATTTGACAGAGAAAAAGCAGCAAGCGATGCCAGCCGTAAGCGTGGCGAGGAAGTTCTTGCTCAGGCTCGTGCAGAATATGCAAAAAAGCAAGCCGCTAAAACAAACGAAGAAGTCGAGCAGGTTGATGAGGGCGCGAAAGAAGACGCTGCAGAACTACTCGGCGGTCCAGTCAAGGAGAAACCAAAGATGCCACCAGGAAAGCAACCAGCGGGTTATCGATATGTTCGCGGTCTTGCTCGCAAGGCAATGAAGGATAGTATGAAGAAAGAGGAAGTCGAGCAGGTTGATGAAGTTAATTATAAAAAGTATCTAAAGGTCAGCCAAGAAAAAAGACCCTTAACGCCGAGTGCCGTTGCTGTCGCTATGAGTGCAGAAAAGGAAGGCAATCCAAATCCAGCCAGAAAACTTCGCAACACCCAGGATGCACGAAAATTTGCCAACAAGCAATTGACTAAACAGGTTGCAAAAACACGCCCAGCACAAAAATTTCCTGTATATGAACCAGGTCGTAAATATGTTGGCGATAGTGTTGAACTTGATGGTCCTGTAATTGATGAGAACAATTTAAAGAGCCTTAAAACAGAGGACACAGAGATGAAGTATATCGAAGAAAAACTAACAGCCGCTGACCCAGCATCAAAGTGGATCAGCGACTTCGTCAAGTCAGACAATCCAAAGTTTGCTGGAAAGAGCAAGAAAGAGCGCATTCAACAGGCTCTTGGTGCATACTACGCAGCGAAGGGTGGTAAAAACGAAGAAGTCGAGCAGATTGATGAATTTGTCGATAAAGAAACTAGATTAGCTGCTCGAAAGGCAGAAACAGGTTCCTCTACAAGAGTATCAAGTGGTGATGTATTAGGTCGCCGTGGTGGCCACGAGACACCAAAACAGGCTATTGCAAGAAGGGTTGGCAAAGATTCTTATGGAATAAAGTCTGGCGGAAAAACCTCAATATATAATCGTTCGCCAAAACCAAATCTTCCAGAAGAAGTCGAGCAGATTGATGAAATTTCACCAGGACTAGCGCGTAAAGCTGCTGCCGCAAGTCAAGTTAAAGCAATTGAATTTAGTGACTATTCTGGTCTTTCAAATCTTCACAACAAAGAAGGTAAAAAGGAAGCAAATCGCCTAAATCGCAAATCAGACAAAGCGATGGATTATATTGGGAAACGCCAAGGACAAAAAGGCATCGATAAAGTTAATCGTATGGTGACTAGAGTCGTAGGTGAAGAAGTCGGTGGCAAAACACCAGAAACCGACACAGAAGTAAGTCTAGCCAAGATGCACGGCAATCCAAAGAAGATCACTTATGGTGATGTTGTCAAGGCTCGTATTGCATCAGCTAAAAAGAAAGCACTAAACAAGGGTTAATAACATGCCAGACATCACACCACAAGACAAAGGCGAATATGACTACGAAGGCGATATGGCAAAGTCGCAGTTGAAGAGCATTATCGCCAATTCTAAAAGAATGCACGACATGCTAAAGCCAGAGTCGAATCTACCAGAGTGGGTTCAGAACAAGATTACTCTTGCTGAAGATTACATTCTGACGGCTGCTAACTACATGGAAGGCGAGATGAACGAAGAAATGAAGCCATATGTCAAAAGAGCGCAGCAAAAGTTTGATGTCGAAAGAAGAGCGCAAGAACTAGAAGACAGAGCAAAGACCAAACAGGCTGGAACAATTGCTTCTCGTGTTGCTAGAAAGGCAGCAGACACTGCAAAAAGTGCAGTCGTGGCGCAAAAAGCCATTGATATTGCTAAAGGCAAAAAGAACAAGATTAATATGAAACCAAACCTAGACGGTGAGAAAGATGCAAACCTTCAATGAGTTTCTAAACGAAGCATTTGATGATATCATCCAAGTAGATGCTCGCTATCTAGAGCAAAACATGGATAAGATTAATGCCGATCTAGACGCATTAACTGACAAGCCATATCAAAATGCACCAATCTTCTTGAATCAATTGCGTGGTGTCACAGAGCAGTATGGGTTCCCGCTACCACAGTCTGCGACCAATAACTTCCTAGACCTTGGCGCTGAATTAGTGTACATGCTTGGTGAGTCAAATTATCATCTTTATGTTGTCTATGACACAGGTGAAGATGGATTCGTTGACGGTTATGCTCAGGTTGTTTCCAATGACGAACTGGACGATCTATTAAATATGGACTCCGAGGAGGTTCTTGGAGACCGCGAAGAGATGCCAGTTCGCCACTCAGACTGGTATCGTAAGCGCGATGATGATGCAGGTAACACCAACGAATATTAATCTATGCTTTTTAATGATTTGAATGATGCAAATGTTTTGTTATATGCAGCCAAGTGCTACGAGAAGCCAAACTGCATTCGAAGTGAGTTTGATGAAGACTACAAGACATTCAGGTACATCAAACGATTACTACATCGGTATCGTTTGACTGGTGAGATGAAGGAAAGGTTATTATTGAATCACCTTATTCTTTGTCAGAATGTATTTGGAGTTGAGGCTAGTACAAGAATATTGTTTCTAAGGAATAACGAAAAGGACTATAGTGCACTAAAGACATTTCTAGTATACACTTCGGCTATGCCAAGTATAGTCAAAGGTATTCGTGGAGTAGATATTAGGTCGAGCGATATACAACTAGATAATACTATTGTTGATATTCTCAGAGAGATCTAATCCTTATCAGTCGACATAGTCATTATAGCATAAAAAGAATTACGAGTCAACTATTGTATGAAGAAACTTAAACAAATTCAAGAAGAAGCAATTGTAAACACAGTTGGCAGTGGACAGATTGCTGGTCTTGAGCCAGACACACCACCAGTTCCAAAGGGTGTGACCACAAAAGGAAAGATGCTTCGCCGCAAGAAGTTCGCTGGCAAGGAAGTCTTTGTAGTTTCGTCTGACGCATTTAATAAAGCAAAACTAGGAAAAAGAAAGTTTGAACATTATTCTAGTTATGTTGGTCGTGATGAGATCGGCGAAGCAATTCGTCAGTACGCGAAAGAAAATAGGGATGCGCCTATCATCCTAGAGGATGAATTGACTGGCGCGATGGTATATCTAAAATACGGTAAGAGGTAATCACGATGGATTTATTACAAACAGCAGACCAGGCATTAAGAGGCTGGATTCTAAAAATTACAATCGGCACACTTGCCAGCATTGTATTGATTGTTGTTCTTGTTCTTATGATTGGCATTTTCCTACCGAATGAGCAGGTCGACAATAAGGATATTTTTGCAATCATCGGACCAGCATTCAATACCGTAATCGGTGCATTCGTAGGTCTACTTGGTGGCATGCAGATTGCTAAACTTGGTGAAAAGAAGGATGGCGAAAAGCCAGCCGACCCAACACCAGAGTCACCATTACCAGAGACTGTACAAGATGCAGTTGAGGAAATCGACGACCACATTGCTTGAGGTGAATTATGAGTCTTAAGAATCTACAGACTAAGATCGGAATTCCTGCCGACGGGTCTTGGGGTGCTGGCACCTTCAAAGCCGCAATGGCATACTACAAACTTTCACCTGTTCGTGCTGCGCATTTCTTTGCTCAAACAGCACACGAAACAGGTGGGTTCAATGCCTTTTCAGAAAATCTAAATTATTCTGCTAAAGGTCTCCGTGGTATCTTTAAGAAGTATTTCCCAACTGATGCATTGGCAGCGCAATATGAGCGCAAGCCAGAAAAGATTGCTAATCGCGTCTACGCATCAAGAATGGGTAATGGTCCTGAGGCATCGGGCGATGGCTTCAGATACCGTGGTCGTGGAGCATTGCAATTAACTGGTAAGGATAACTACAAAGCCTTTGCTGATTACTGCAAACGACCAGATGTCATGAGCAATCCAGATCTCGTTGCTGGTGAACTGGCATTCGAGTCAGCCATGTTCTTCTTTGAGCGCAACAAACTTTGGAATATTTGCGACCAAGGCGTCACTGATGCTGCAATTCTTGCTCTAACAAAGAAAGTCAATGGCGGCACACATGGTCTTGCCGATCGCTCAGAAAAGACGAAGAAGTATATCGGCTGGGCTACAAGTGCTACACCAGCACCAGTTGCTGTTGTTAAACCAGCGGCACCTGTTCTAGCAGTCACATCTGACATGCAGTTATCTGAACACTTTAAATTGAGTGAATTTACAAAGTCTGAAACTGCTATCCGTAAACGAATTGATAATACACCTGGACCTGATCATGCAGCAAACCTTAAAACTGTCTGCGAAAAGATTCTTGAGCCTGTCCGTAAACATTTTGGCAAACCTGTCCGTATTAATTCTGGGTATCGTGGTGCTGCCCTTAATAGTGCTGTTGGTGGCTCTAGTAAGTCTCAGCATTGTAACGGGGAGGCAGTGGACTTTGAGATCGACGGACTCGCGAATCCACAACTAGCGAAGTGGGTCTCTGAGAATTGCGAATTCGACCAATGCATTCTTGAGTTCTATGACCCGAAGGAAGGTCCAAACTCTGGCTGGGTGCATGCTTCGTACACAACCAAAGGCACTAATCGTAAACAATGTTTAACTGCAGTCACAGTAAATGGAAAGACAGTCTATAAGCCTGGATTTGTAGTGTGAGAATAAATAAGAAGAACAACCAGTCACCATCGAGAATCGGGGCGCGCAAATGTCTATACTTCAGAACAAATACAACATTGAAATCTGGCAAGGTTCTACCTTCGGTCTCACGGTGACTATCAAGGACGCAAACAACACACCGACTAACATCACTTCTAATTCTCTTCGAATGCAGATTCGCTCATCATATGATGCAGCAACGCCAGCAGAAACTCTTACAACTGCAAACGGTGAAATAGTCATCACTGACGGCGCAAATGGAACTCTTCAGATAGAACTTTCGGCAGCAAGAACTGCTAATATTAGTGTTGACCTCAGCACTATTGTTCCTGTTAGACTATCAGAAACTTCTGTTGTCAAGATTCCTAGAAAAACATATGTTTATGACCTAGAATTGATTACTGCAAACTCAGTTACTAAACTTCTTTTTGGTGACGCTCATGTCTACGGAGAAGTCACACGATGACTGATATAGTCACAGTAACTCCTAGTCCAGATAATATAGTTTCAGTAATCTCCAATACTAATAGTGTAGTTTCAGTAACTTCTAATCCAGATATTGTTGTAGTTACTGATAATACTAGAACTGGACCACAAGGCTCGCAGGGTGTGCAAGGCGCGACTGGCGCTGGTGCAAAAACCTTTAATGTGACCAATAGCGGAACAAGCGCATATGTGATTGATGGTTCAAACAATCCAACACTCTTGTTGTTGCGCGGCTTTAGTTATATCTTTAGTGTAAATGCATCTGGTCATCCATTCTGGATTCAAACAGTTCCTGGTGCATATAGTTCTGGTAATGTTTATAACACTGGCATCACAAATAACGGCGATGATGTTGGGACAATTGCATTTGCTGTTCCATTTAATGCACCAAGTGTTCTATACTATGTTTGCCAAAATCATGCGGCAATGGGCGGAACAATCACTATTAGTGATTTTGGTCCACAAGGTCCACAAGGGTCACAAGGTGTACAGGGCGCTGTCGGTGCTCAAGGCTCGCAAGGTGCTGTTGGTGCACAAGGATTCCAAGGTTCTGTTGGTGTTCAGGGTTCTCAAGGTGTCCAAGGCTCACAAGGTGTCCAGGGTGCTGTCGGTGCTCAAGGTGCAACTGGCTCTCAAGGATTTCAAGGAGTTGTAGGCGCACAGGGTGCACAAGGATTCCAGGGTGTGCAAGGTGCCGTTGGTGCTCAAGGCGCCACTGGCTCACAAGGTGCTATTGGCGTCCAGGGTCTGCAAGGAGCACAAGGTGTTCAAGGTGACGCAGGTGTTCAAGGTTCACAGGGATTCCAAGGTGTACAAGGTGCTGCTGGAGCACAAGGATTACAAGGGCACCAAGGATTTCAAGGACTCACTGGTGCCCAAGGTGCACAGGGAGCACAGGGTGCTCAAGGATTTCAAGGACTCACTGGTGCAGAAGGTGATACTGGAGCACAAGGCGCTCAAGGGATTCAGGGCGCACAAGGAGTCGTAGGTGCACAGGGCGCTCAGGGCGTTCAAGGTTCTCAAGGCATTGATGGTGCTCAAGGATTTC